CAGCAGCCAACTGAGGCCACCTATCGCGCCAATTCTTAGGCATATACACATGATTCATAACCCATGTAGCATTGGATTGAATGCGGGCTGTTTTGTTGCCGCTTTGATGAAACATATTAATCACGCACTTATTAGAATTGTATTTCTGTTTGAGTATGCTTTGAACATTACGGCCAAACCCTCGGCCGCCGTTATTACTTTCTATATCCGCCACATTCACGCCGTTTCTATGCAGCATATCCGCCACCTCTGGCTCTGTGGTTTCCATAGCGTCCTTTGTATAGACTACATCAAGGATATACGCCTCGCCCTCATATACGCCGTATGTAAAGCTAGCTAGGTAATCGCTGCCAGTATCGGCGGTATCTGTATAGTTCTTGATACAAGAAAATAACACATTGCCTTTTGTATCTCTTGGCAATGTGTCATATGTGAGGATATTCGTGTACAAGCACCCTTTGAGGTCAATCGGTACTTGCTGATAGTTAGCGCTGGCTATATCTTCGCCCATTGCGCGAACCTTTGACATATACGAGGCTTTGGATAGCACCTCTTCGCATAGCATTGAGCCGTCATCTTGTAAGGCTTTCATGGTTATAACTTTTGCCTTAAATAACGGGTCATCTTTAAAATGTTCAATTGCTCGGCCTGCTAGGTCATCACTCGCCCAGCGCGTCATGATGATTATAATCTTGCCGCCCTCTTCGAGCCGTGAAAGCATGGTATTGGTAAACCATTCCCAGTGCTTTTCTTTCACGCTGGCATTATAGGCCTCTTCGCTGTTCTTAATAATATCGTCAATAATCATCAAGGAGCAGCCGAACCCTGTCGCGGTGCCTGTTGGCGATGTAGCTAGATATGAATTTGTGTATCCCTCTAAACTCCATAGATGAGCCTGTGCGTCGCCTACTGCTACATGAACGCTAGGGAATACGTCGCTAAATACGATAATATCATCATCGGCCTTATTCTCTTGAATTGCGTTTCTTACCGATTTACTAAACATTTTAGATAATGTCTCGTTGTATGAACCAGTCATTATCTTGGCGGCTGGGTTATTCCCTAGCCACCACTGCGTAAGGTGCTGCGCCGTTAAACTCTTACCATGTCGAGGCTACGGGGGCAAATTCATGATAAGAACGTTATATTCATCATTCTTGATAAAATGCTCTAGCTCATTGCATAGATTGACTAGGTATTTTCTGCTCTTCTTGTAAAAATTACCCGTTTTTAGCTGGCAATAATAAAAAAACTCGCGCCGTGCGAGTTCCCTTTTAGCTAGTTCTATGATCGTTTCTTTCTTATCTCGAATTTGCATATCCTCACCACCTTTCATGTGTGTGTATCGAGTTTAGTCATCGCCGATAAGTTTCTTAATATCAGCCGTATCAATTCCGTCAAATGGATTTTTAACCTCAACGGCTGCGTCTATGTTCTTAGTGTCTCGCCAATCTGCTGGGCGTCGATTCTTAAGCCAGAATATCAAAGAGGTCGAGTTCGGTGCCACGTCCTTAGTAGTTCGCTTTACCTCTACAATTTCACTCTCGCCCGTATCTGGGTTATATATCCGCTCTTTCACTACTTCATCGTACTTGTAACCCATAGCACTTTTAAGCAAGGCGTTCTCTACCATAATGTCGATAACTTCCTTACCTCTTTTTAATGCGTTTGAAAAGTCGGTATATTTAGCTTTCCATGCATACAAAGTAGTTCGATTAATGCCGATATTGTTGGCTATTTGTTCATCGGTGAGGCCATTACGCGCCCAACCCTCTAGCTTAATCAAATTATCTGGCTCGAGCCATTGCTCATATTTAGGCGTACGCCCTATTCTACGCTTTTTCTTTGGTTCCGCTTTCTTTGTCTTAGTCGCCATAGTCTCACCTCGTTTCTATGAATAGCAAAAGCACCCCGCCGAGTTCCCTGTTACTCGTGCGAGGTGCTTTCTGCCGTTATGCATTATAAGTACTATGAAAGGAGGATAAACGAATCGTAAAATCTTTTACAACACCATTCACCACTAACATTATACCATTGCTATAATGCACTGAATATGACAACTTTTTGACAACTTTATAACGCATAAGCCCCAAACAGATATATTGAAAGGTCATCTATTCCTTTTTCGAGCCACCTGTATATATTCCGCTCTACTGTGTTGTGTTTCTCAGCTATTTCTCCGATAGTCATATCGTTAATATAGCGGTCAATTACACATTCACAATAATGCTTACCATTATTTGTGCAGTATTCTTTATACGATACTAGCATTCTATCAATGTGTTCGATAATCAACTCAGTGCGGCGCTTACTGGCAAGAATGGCCTCAATTTGCAATAGTCCGCGGCGGTTGAATACTTCATACAGCACTGTTTGCAAGTCGCTCGGCGTCAATGTATCTTCGCTTTTAGCAATAGCACTTTTACAATGTGCTTTCATAGCCGTGTAGCCCTCGAGTAGCGTTGTAGTATTCTTATAGGCCCGCTCGTTCTTTTTAGCGAGCATATCTTCATTACGCCTGTTAAATTCAGAAATCGCCGTTTGTGCCGCTGTTTCTGCGGCTATTTTGACGATTTGCTCTACTTCCCCCTCTGTGAAAGTCCTTTGATGTTCCATGTTACCCCCTTATTAGCTGCGAAAGTATTGTAATAGCGAATATAACCCCTATTGTCATAGCAACGCTAAACAATACGCATATAATCAGCATGGCGATATTGGATATTTCACGGAATATCTTGTTATGCTTTTTCTTATCCAACTCTTACCGCCTTTCCATTGACTACCTTATACACCGTTTCATTGCCATAATATGCACCTTTTGGAATACGTTTGTTTCTTATTAGCCACTGCTTAACCAACTTTTCAACGCCTTGACGTAGTTCAGCGATTTCGCTATCAGATACGTCTCTCATCGCCTCATCATCATCTGCTAAAATTTCACACTCATCTTTAAGCACGTTAACTAACTCGCCAGCCCAGCTATATGCACGAGGCCACCACTGCATACACTCTACCAAATAGAATGTATCCTTGTATTTCTCTTTTGCTTTTATTACGCCTATGCACTTAGCGGCCGCTATGCCTTTGATTTCTTTTTCTTTGGCCCATTCATAATTACCGCTCTCGAATGTAATCAAGTATTTATTCATGTTCTATCACCTGCCAATTTTGCATAACGCCAAGGCGCAACATCGCTTGCATTTCCTTTACTCCACGATGTAGACCCGTAACCCCATGCATACACTCTTCCGCATGTATATCTTGCAAAATGGCGCTTATGCCAGTTTACCCCGTCATCGCTCACTAACACCCGTGTGTCAATCTTTACTTTATCCCAGTCAACAATGTCGAGATACTCACCAATATCAATGCATTGGTATTTATCCACGAAACATGTACATTCTGTCGGCACTCTCGGCGTCCATACAGTCATAAGCGTGTCGCCCTTGTAAAAAGATACTCCACCTTTTGTAACTTCGGCCGTTCGATACCCTAATTCGTACATAATTTTAAATAAATAGTCTGTGAATTCTTTCTTTGTCATACTATCGCCTCATTTCCAATCAAGTAGAATGTTAGCTTGCACAATTATTTTATTGTACTGCTCTCTCTTTGATTTTTCTTCGATGTACTGTAACGCCTTTTGCAATTCGTACGGGCTTATATGATCTCTGCATTTGAATGTAATTGTTACAAAGTCATTGATGTCTACATGCCTTATGATTTCAACAACGTCAATTTTACTCATTTCATCTAAATCGTACATTTATAGCCCTACTCTCTCGCATTTACAGCCTTTTAAAACTACCCTGTCGATACATTTCATTAGTTTTTGATATTCTAGCTTTGTAATTTTACCCTCATCATAAAATGCTTTGCATTTATGGCTAGCGTTGGCCAAGCTACTTAAATCGTAACTTGTTAAAATGTAATCTTTAAGCTTTTTGTATAACAACGTCATCATCGATTCACCCACTTCATGCAGCCGATTCGCAAGTAATACGTCAATTCTTTATCACTCAATGGATATGCCTCTTTTCTCGGCTTGGCGCGTTTTACAAATCCACCAAACTCGTATATATTGCCTCTGAAATCATCGGTATCAATTTCATCAATCAAGATTAAACCTGCACCATTACGAAAAAAATTGATTTCGTTTCTATTTTCTTCATATAAACTTCTCGGCATTGCGTAATATAAGTACTTAACATTTTTACAATCATGATAGCGTTTCTTTTTAAAGTCGCGCCTAAAATCATGAATATCTGTTTTGATTTCGACTTCTGTTATAAATCGAGTTTTCAAATCGATATATATAAAATCAGCCTCATACTCAGCTATATTGTTGCCGTACATACTCACATTAGGAATGCATACTTTTTTAAGAAACATGTGCTTTCCGAGTACTGTTTGAATATCATATTCATTCATTTTTTACCTCGGCAATTACAAACAACATTATCGACGTTGCGTAAATTGCAACCATTGTGAATAGCACTCTTAGCACATCACTGCCAGTAATTCCGAATAACCCAATTATCCAAAGTATGAGGGCGATTGCGAGCGCAACGCTCG